CATACTACAAGGCTAGCCAGTACGTACCCGAGGGTGTGCTGTCCCCTGATGAGCTGTGGGAGAGGCTGTCACGGGAGCGTCCCGATGCCCTAGGCACCTACCCTTGGGCCAAGCTGAACGCCCTGACGCACGGCTTCAGGCCCACCGAGCTAGTCACTGTGACCGCAGGCTCAGGGCTGGGCAAGTCCTCCGTGCTACGGGAGATCGTGATGCACATAAAGAACAGCACCGACAACAAGATCGGGTGTCTCTTTATGGAGGAGAGCGTCGAGCGTACCGCTGAGGGCTTCCTAGGCGTCGATCTCAACACCCCCGTACACTTACCTACCTCCGCAGTAAAACGCGGTGACGACGCATACAGGGACTCCTTCAACCGTGTGTTCGGTGACGGACAGATCATGGTGATGGATGCCAGCTTCGACACAGGGGCTACGGTGGATCAGGTGGTGGCACGCGTTCGCTTCATGGCGAAGGCGCTGGACTGCAAGGTCATTGTCTTGGATCACATCTCAATCCTAGTCTCGGGTGGCCAGTATGGCGACGAGCGCAAGGCACTGGATGAGATCATGACAAAGCTACGCACCCTGACGCAGGACACAGGCATCGTGCTGTTCGCAGTGTCCCACCTCAAGCGGCCGGAAGGTAAGGGCCACGAAGAAGGCGCGGCTACTAGCGTGTCTCAACTGCGGGGGTCAGCCGCCATCGCCCAGCTTAGTGACTTCGTCCTAGGCCTCGAGCGTAACGGGCAGGCTGACGATCCCACCGAGCGCAACACCACCCACGTGCGGGTGCTGAAGAACAGGTTCAGTGGTATCACCGGACCGGCAGGGCATCTGCTCTACGACAACGACACCGGCAGGCTCACTGAGTATGAGCCGCAGGACTACGAGGAGGTATTGTGAAACTAGGACATAGGCTACGGGCTTGGCTGGCTACGATATCCATACTAGTCAACCAGACCCTACACCTAGGTAATGCTCCTTACCCCTACACCCTAAGCGAAACGTGCTGGGTGCGTAGGCACAGGACACGCTACGCCGTAGGCAAGGCTCTCATCGATGGCTTCTTCAAGGCTATGCTTAGGGAGGGCGATCACTGCGAGCTGAGCTACTACCTAGGCCAGAGCTTCCGAGCTAAAAAGGAGAACAGGCATGAGTAAGATGGGACGTTACGTATACAACGAACAGGAGCAGGAGTATGGGAGACTACAACCCAGAAAGCTACGCAGTGGTGGACATCGAGACAACACTGAATCACAAGACGATACATGGAGCGGGCATTACGTTATGCCAACGTGGACAGGTGATCGCAAGCGAGTGGTGCTCTTCGCCAGAATCGCTGAGCAATATGCTGAATGGTGTGACGCATGTCGTCGGACATAACATCATCGGCTTCGACATCCCGATCCTCTCGGATGTCTGGGGTTTCACTCTTCCTCCACAGGTCACGGTTATTGATACGCTTGTTATGTCTAGGCTTAGTAATCCTAGTCGCGAGGGTGGCCATAGCCTTAAGCACCTCGCTCTACGCGCGGGCATTAACCAGAAGCAAGACTTCGACATCGCAGACTTCGACGGACCAGTGACGGAGGAGATGATCGAGTACTGCCTAGCTGACACGGTGGCTAACATCGACGTGTTCAACCTACTCGTCAGGGAGCTGAAGTCTTTCAGCCCTGAGAGCATAGCGTTGGAGCACGCGGTGGCTACCGAGACGCGGGTGCAGGAGAGCAACGGCTTCAGGCTTGATGCGCCCCGAGCGTTCACAATCTACAACCAACACACACAACGCATGGAGGAGATCGAGCATGAGCTACAAGAGACTTTCCCTCCCATCATCGAGGAACGATGGTCCGAGAAGACCGGCAAGCAACTCAAGGACAAGGTCACTATCTTCAATCCGGGGTCGCGGCAACAGGTGGCGGAGAGGCTTGAAGCTAAGGGCGCAGTCTGGAAGGTGCGGACGGAGACCGGAAAGGCCAAGGTCGATGAGACAACGTTGGCTGAGCTGGGGATTCCAGAGGCTAACCTTGTCTTGGAGTACCTTACTCTGGGAAAGAGAGTTGGAATGCTCCGCTCGTGGCTGGACTCCGTTGCTGAGGATGGCCGTATACATGGACGCGTGAACACCTGCGGTGCAGTGACGGGCCGCATGACACACAGCAAGCCCAACCTCGCACAGATACCAAGCGATGCTCTCTACCGTGAGTGCTTCGTGGTCGAGGAAGGTAACAAGCTGGTGGGGTGTGACGCCTCTGGCCTAGAGCTGAGGATGCTAGCCCACTACATGCAGGACGAGAAGTACACGGACCTCATTCTCAACGGGGACATTCACTCACACAATCAGCAACTCGCTGGCCTACCCTCACGCAACGATGCCAAGACTTTCATCTACGCCCTACTCTACGGAGCGGGGGATGCGAAGATCGGCACCATCGTAGGCGGTGGGTCCAAGGCAGGACGAGAACTGAGACACAAGTTTATGTCGGGGCTACCCGCCTACGGCAGGCTGATTGAGAAGATCGGCACCATCGTTAGTAAGCGTGGCACGCTACCCGGATTAGACGGCAGGAGACTGCACGTCCGGTCAGAGCACAGCGCGCTTAACACCCTACTCCAATCGGCAGGTGCTATCGTGATGAAGCAGGCCCTAGTGTTGGCAACGGACAGGCTGAAGCAGTCAGCTATCCCATACACTCTGGTCGCTCAGGTACACGATGAGGTACAGGTCGAGGCTGATCCCGCTTACGCCGAGCGGGTAGGTCAAGTGTTCAAGCAGGCTATCGTGGACGCAGGCTCTGCCTTCGACATGCGATGCCCGCTGGACGGGGAGTTTATGATCGGCGACTCATGGAAAGACACTCACTAGGAGAAGTTATGAGCATTACATCTGACACCATCACCATCAAGGGCAAGCTCTCGTTCATGCACTTCGTCAAGCCCGACGACTTCAACGGCAAGAGCGCACCCAAGTACAAGTTCCGACTCACCAACCTCAGCGACGCGGCAGTCGACGCACTGCACGAGCGCTTCGGCGAGGACGCAGGCATGGGCCACGCCCGTGTTAAGTTCGACGAGAAGTACCCTGACGCTGGCCGATACACTGGCTTCTCTTCCAACTTCCCCATCAAGGTGAAGGTCGAGAAGACTGACGTCATCGTCGGAGGCAAGGACATGAACGGCAACGACGTAGCCAAGGTCATCGACCCACGTGGTGAGACCATCGGCTATGGCTCCGAGGCTGTGGTCCGAGTCTTCGCTGACAAGAGCGGCAACCCGCGAGTCTCGTTCGTTGACATCGTTGACCTCGTTAGCTACGAAGCTGACGAAGAGGGCGGTGATGACTACTCTGACGACGAGGTGTTGTAATGGAACGCCCTGAGATCTGGGGCATCGACGGCGACATCGTAGCTTACCGTGTCGCCTACATTGCCCAGAAGGAAGGGGAGACTTTGGACGAGGCGTGCGCTGGTGCTCGCGCCTCGCTCCAGTCTATCATTAACGAGATCGGAGAAGAGGGGCACATATACTTAACCGAGAGTAAGAGTAACTTCCGGATTGCTGAGGCTAGCGAGGCCTACCCATACAAGGGCAACCGCGCAGAGGCAGACAAGCCGGAGCTGTTAGCAGACATTAAGCAGTGGATGATTGACGAGTACGATGCGGAATTGCAACAGGGACAGGAGGCCGACGATGCATTGTCAATCGCGGCGTGTACCCTTGGGCATGGCATCGCCACCATCGATAAGGATCTCGACGGTTGCCCCGGTTGGCACTTCAACTGGGTGAGGAACGACATCTACTACGTGACTGAGGAGCAGGCTGACCGCTTCTTCTACAACCAGATGCTGACAGGGGACAGCACAGACAACATCCCCGGCCTGTTCAAACGCACAGGCAAGAAGGCTATGGCTAAGGTCAAGGCCCCACTCGACGAGCTGACACAACCGGCTGAGATGTATGCGTACGTCAAGCAAGTGTACATGGACGCTGTCGAGGAGAAGGCTATGCTCTCTGACGAGGCCGACGTAACCCGCTGGTTACTGTCGCAAGGCCGCTGTCTCTGGATGAGACGCGAGGAGGGGGAGCTATGGGACGCACCGTAGACAAGACACGTAACAACAACACGTGGAGCGAGGCCCGCTACTTCGGGTTCATCCGCTCCACTCTCCGCGCAGGCTTCACCCGCTGGGGTCCGAAGCATGAGGCCAAGAAGAAGGCCAAGGTAGCGTACAATGCATACGAGTGCGCTAGCTGTGGAGAGACGTTCACCAACAAGGAGGTGGAGGTGGATCACATCGTACCTGCTGGGTCGCTGAAGTCTTTCGACGACCTGCCGCAGTTCGTGGAGCGTTTGTTCTGCGAGTCTGACGGGTTCCAGCTACTGTGCAAGCCATGCCACCAAGTAAAGACTAATGCCGAACGAACGGCGAGGAAAAAGAAATGAGCAGAGTAGGAATCATCGGAGATACACACCTGCCCTTCGAGCTTGAGGGCTACCTTGAGTTCTGTCAGGAGACGTTCGATGCGTGGGACGTAGACACCATCGTCCACATCGGAGACATGTTCGACAACCACAGCCTCAGCTTCCACGACAGTGAGCCTATGCTCCACAACGTGGCGGGTGAGTACGAGTCAGCGTTCGAGAGAGCGGCGGATTGGTACGACGCATTCCCCGAGGCAACCCTCATCATGGGCAACCACGACCGCATACCTGCACGACAGCTTCGCAAGCTGGGCATGGAGCCGTCCATCTTCCTGCGACCTATGGAAGAACTGTTCGGTATGCCCGAGGGCTGGGATGTAGCTGACCAGATAGAGATCGACGGCGTCCTGTACCACCACGGCGAGACTGCTGGCGGTGTCAACGGGTTTAGAAAGGACTGCGAGAAGCGGATGCGATGCACCGTGTCGGGTCACAACCACAGCAACGCAGGCATCTCAGCCACAGCTACCGATCAGGAGCTGGTCTGGGGTCTGGCCGTTGGGTG